AATTAAAGATGCTCCAATAGGTCACGGTTATAAAACTCTTAATTACGGTAAATTAACCCCTTTGCTTATTGAAGCTATAAAAGAACAACAGACACAAATAGAAGAATTAAAACAATTGGTTAACAAATTAATAAATAAATAAATAATGGCAATTACGTACACATTTAAAGTAAACAAAATTGAGGTTGCTCCAGTACTTGGAGAATTAACAAACGTAGTAATAAGAGTTAGATACGACTACAAAGGTATTAATGAAAATGGTATTGAAGGAGTATTTGCTGGAGTTACGCCAATGCCAGCTCCTGGAGATGCAGATTTTAAACCTCTAGCTGAGTTAGTTGAAGAAGATGTAATATCTTGGTTAGAAGCTCACGCAGACAAACCTCACATGCAAGAAAGAATCAACAAACAAATATCTGGTCAGGTTGAGCCTATGCATGTAGACACTCCTCTTCCTTGGGCTCCAGTTGAAGAAGTTGTAGAGCCAGTTGTAGAATTAGTTCCAGAGGAATAATATGACTATGCCGTCATCAGGAACTATTAGAATGTCTCAAATCAATACTGAATTGGGACGTTCTAGTACTGCTACAATATCACTAGATACAGCAGAGAATGGTGGATATGCTACTATAAATACTGCTAGTTCTAGTAGACCTAATGGTAGTAATCCAGCTTCTATGTCTGAATGGTATAGTTATAATCATAGTGCTTCATCTGGAACAACAATTACATGGAAAGTGGTAAGAAACATAACTGCTACAGGTGGTTTACTTACTATCACTAAAAATGGATCTACTGTAGTGCAATCTAGTACGAATGGAGCTAATGGAACATTTGCTGCTGCTGTCGGAGATAATATATATATAACACTAACAGAGTCTTTAAAAACAAGTGATAGAATAGATATTAGAGTTGACCAAAATTCGTATGGAGGTGGAGAATTATATGCTAGTACAGGAATAAATAATGGAACAATATCTTTGTCATTTACTGTTCAAGCAATACAATTTCCTTATTTTATAAGAGGAATACAAGACGTAGTATAAAAAAATATTAAAAATGATAAATAAGGATTTATTAATTCAAAAAATGTTTGACAACCAGATTTCTGGAGTATTGAATAAATTACCAATTACACCTATAGAATTTGGAGGTTACAAAGCTGAGGTTAGTGAAAGTAACAACTATATTAACTTATACAGTGAAGAAAACAAATTGATATTAGAAGATTTATCTGTATATATTACTGATTTTACACCTGAACTTTTAGATAAAGAATTTAATTCTATATTAATAGGAGGTTTAGGTTTAGGATTAATTCCTTTTGTAGTGCAAGATTTTTGTGAAGTTATAGATGTTATTGAAAATAATAATAATATAACACAAATTAATCAACAGTTAGGAGCTCTTGACTCTATAGTTAATATTATCAATGACGATATATTTACTTTTCAACCTACTAAAATGTATGATGTTATTGTAATGGATATATGGTACGAACCAATAACTATAGATATTATAGATACATTAAACTCTATTTATTTTCCATTTTTAAATGAAGGAGGTTTTTTATATTATCCAATAAACGCAACAAGTAAAGAAGAATTACCAGTAATAATAAAAAAATAAAATGGCAAAAACAAAAAACGAATCTGTTAAGTTAGAAAAGAAAAAAATAAGTCGCCCTGGTGTTCATTCAAAAACAAAGACATCAAAGCTAAAAGACTCTAGGAATTATAAGAAAACATATAAAGGTCAGGGAAAATGAGCAACAGAGAAAAAGTAGATTTGTTTTTAAGCAAATGGGTAAGTAGGAAATTAACTGTTTTTGCAATAGCTTCTGCTGCGTTGTTTTCAGGGAGTATAGCTAGCAATGACTGGGTGGTAATAGCAACAGCTTATATATCGCTACAAGGGGTGACAGATATTGTTGAACGTATATATAAAATTAAAAATGAATAACGCTGACGATTTGAAACTAGGAATTATAAACGGTATATCAATGGCGTTAAGCTTTTCAAATATCGAAAACACTTTAAAAATAGTGTTATTAGTATTCTCAATACTATATACTGGATTAAAAATATTTGAGACAATAAAAAACAAAGGCAAATCAGAATAATGACTACACAACAAATAACTAAGAAGTACGGAACGCCAAATGAGATTGGAAATGGTTATTTGGTAAAAATACAATTGCCATATCCAATGAGATTGGCCTGGGATACAGATACTAAAGTTAATAGTATGATGTGCCATAAGCTAGTAGCTAATAATTTCTTAGCTGTATTCAATGAAATACACAGCGCTTATGGTTATGATAAAATAAAAGAACTTGGCATAGATTTGTTTGGCGGTTGCTTTAACTATAGAAAGATGCGAGGCGGAAACTCTTGGTCTACGCATTCTTGGGGAATAGCTATTGATTTAGATCCGGCAAGGAATACTTTAAAAGAGACATCGAAAACAGCTAGGTTTGCAAGACCAGAATATAAGACTATGATTGATATATTCTATAAGCATGGTTTCGAATCATTAGGAAGAGAAAAGAATTACGATTGGATGCATTTTCAAATAAAACAATAATGAAAAAGATATTTATAATATTGGTATTATTGATTACATCTTGTGCTTCAAGAAAAGTTTACGTTTCAAATTCAACCGTCGAAACAAAAGTGGATAGTTCTGTTGTTGTTAAAGTTGACGGCACTTATGTTAAAGAAGCAAACGTAGCTACGGTAGAAACTGAAGAAGAATTAGAATACAAACCAATCGATAGTTTAAAACCTATGGTTATTGATGGTAAGTCTTATACTAATACTATTATAAAGTCAAAGAAGAAAAAGACTGTTAAGATAGATAAAACCAAAGATATAGCTAAAGTCTCTTCTGTAAAAAAGTTAAATGTAAAAAGAGAGGGATCTAAAAAAGTGTTTGTTAAGAAGGTAGACAAGAAAGCAAACTATTGGATGTATCTTTGGTTTTTATTACCTGTAGTATTAATATGGTTATTAGAAAGATATGGTAAGTATCTATTTCCGTTTTTAAAGTTTTTTAAATAAAATAACTATATTTGCATACTAATTTAATTAAATAAACACATGAAAGACAAAAAAATTTCAGATATGGTTGAAAATCGTATCACAGAACACCAATTAGGAAAGTTACGTAACTTCGAAGAATCATTTGCTAAAGGCAGAGATATGGTTGGAGGAATGACTCTTCAATATGAGTTTCAAAAATCTTCTTTATTAGCTCAAATCGCAGAGCTTGACAAAGACTTTCAAAAACTTAAGTCAGATTTAAAAGATCAATACGGAGATATTGATATAGATTTGACTACTGGAGTCTATACCGTTAAAGAGGTTACAGAAGAATAGAAAACAAGCCATCCTAACCGATGGCTTTTAAAATTTAATACAATGCAAGAAATAAGAAAAGTCAGCATAGGGAATGACTACAAAAACTCTATGCATTATGTTGTTGGTCAAACTGTGTTTGGTAATTACGTAATACACACAATACAAAGATCAGAGACTGGTATATTAATCTGGATAGAAAAAGACAAGGAAGTTGTTTGTTGGAAAGAGATAAACAATTATGTTCCTATGGCTTTAGAATTTAATATCAATTTCTAATGAGATCTCCATATAACTTTATAGTATCTCCTCTTGGGGATAATTACAACAATACTAAAAACATAGGTGGAAAAGATGTTATAATAAACACATCTCTAGAATCTGCTAAGTATGTTAATAGATTAGCTGTAGTAATAGAGACACCTCATCATTATAATGGAGATGTAGAACCTGGTGACGTAGTTGTAATACATCACAATGTATTTAGAACTTATCACGATATGAAGGGTAGACAAACTAAATCTCCAGAGTTTTTTAGAGATGACTTGTATATACTAAGTCCAGAAAGGATTTATTTATACAAAAGAAACGGTATATGGAACTCACATTTAAACTATTGTTTTGTAAAACCAATTGCTACTATACAGAATGAAAGTCTTCACATAGTAGACAAAGAAGAGAAACATGTTGGGATAATTGTTTATCCTAGTAAAAATCAAATAAAAAATTTAAACTTAAATAGCGGAGATATGGTGGCTTTCACCAAGAATAGCGAGTATGAGTTTGAGATAGATGATCTGAAAATGTACAGAATGTACGATAGAGACGTTGTAATCGAATTAAATAATTATGTTGTATAACCATCAAGAATTAAAGCAAATGATTATAGACGCTGCTTATAAGTCTGTAATCGAGTTAGTTAAGGTATTAGCCGATGAAATTATATCAGATGATAACATAGATGATGTTTCAGCTGATAAAATGAGGAACGCTGTATTGGCTAAAAAAACAGCTTTAGATGACGCATTCTATATATTATCAAAGATAGAGAGCGAGCAAAAAATACTTGAGGGTACAGATAAAGAAGAAGTAGATGAAATCAAATTCCAATCTTTTGCAGAAAAACGAAGTAAAGGAAGATAATAGTCTTTTTAGGATTGTAAATAAAATACAAGACAAAGACATTGATAGATTAAACAAGAAGAAGGAATGGAAGTATGGATATAATCCAGAGTTCGATGTTGTTGTTATATCTAAAGATGGTACTATTGGCGAGGTGTATGAAGTTCAAGGACTACATATAGCACTTCCTTCAACACCAAAGAATGTATATAAACGAGATAGAAAGAAAGAGGAACAGTATTGGGAGGCTTTCGAATATCCAAAAGAACTACAGAAGATAACATCTGTATTTCAATGGAATGAATATCCAAACGAGTTTAAAAATAAATACGTAGACTATATTGAGAATGAGTTCGATAGACGAGAAGAAGGGTTCTGGTTTATGAATAATGGAATTCCATGCTATGTAACTGGTACTCATTACATGTATCTACAATGGACAAAGATAGATGTTGGTCACGCTGAATTTAGAGAGGCTAACAGAGTATTCTTTTTATTCTGGGAGGCATGTGTTGCTGACGAAAGAAGTTATGGAATGTGCTATTTAAAGAATAGACGTTCTGGTTTCTCATTTATGTCTTCAGCAGAATTAGTTAATACAGCTACTCTAGCAAGAGATAGTCGTATTGGTATTCTATCTAAGACAGGTTCTGATGCTAAAAAAATGTTTACTGATAAAGTTGTCCCAATCTCTGGTAACTATCCATTCTTTTTTAAACCAATTATGGATGGTATGGATAAACCTAAGACAGAATTAGCTTATCGTGTACCAGCTTCTAAAATTACAAAGAATAATATGTCGTCTTTAAAGGATGATGTTGATGGATTAGATACAACTATTGACTGGAAAAACACAGCTGACAACAGTTATGATGGGGAGAAACTATTAAGACTAGTTCATGACGAGAGTGGTAAGTGGGAGGTTCCTAATAATATCTTAAATAACTGGAGGGTTACTAAAACCTGTTTACGTTTAGGTAGAAGAATTATAGGTAAATGTATAATGGGGTCTACTTCAAACTCTATAGCAAAAGGTGGGAGGAATTACAAGTCTTTATATAACGATTCAGATGTTACAAAGAGAAATGCAAATGGACAGACACTTAGTGGACTTTATGCTTTATTTATCCCAATGGAGTGGAATTTTGAAGGATACATTGACATATATGGTCAACCAGTATTTAGAACGCCTGAGAAGCCCATTAGAGACATTCAGGGAGGCTTTATTTACACAGGTGTAATAGACTACTGGGAGAATGAAGTTAGTGCCTTAAAAAACAATTCTGACGCTTTAAACGAATTCTATAGACAATTCCCAAGAACAGAGAGTCATGCATTTAGAGATGAAGCTAAAAACTCATTGTTTGATTTGTCAAAGATATATGAGCAAATAGACTACAATGATGGATTAGAGATAAACCAAATTGTGAACACGGGTAAATTTGCTTGGAAGAACGGTGTTAAAGATAGTGAGGTTATATGGACTCCAAATCGAGATGGTAACTTTAAAGTAACTTGGTTTCCAAATAAAGAGAATACGAATGTTGTAGACATGAAGAATGGTAGGAGACATCCTGCTAATGCACACATAGGAGCTTTCGGTTGCGATACTTATGATATATCTGGAGTTGTAGGTGGTGGTGGATCTAAAGGCTCATTACATGGTCTTACAAAGTTTAATATGGAGGACGCACCGAGTAATTTCTTTTTCTTAGAATACATAGCAAGACCTAGAACTGCTGAAGAATTTTATGAGGATTGTCTTATGGCTTGTGTGTTTTATAGTATGCCTATATTAATTGAGAACAACAAGGTTGGTCAGTTAAAGTATTTTTATAATAGAGGATATGATAAGTTCTGTCTAAGAAGACCAGATAAACACAAGAATGATTTGAGTCAATCTGAGAAAGAGCTAGGAGGTATACCTTCGTCTATGCAAGTAATTGAGCTTCACGCAAATGCGATTGAGGCTTACATAGATCAATATGTCGGAATCGATTACAGTGGTCAGTTTAGAGAAGCTGGTAAAATTGGTAATATGTATTTCAATAGAACTTTACTTGATTGGGCTAATTATGATATTTCTAACAGAACAAAATTTGATGCTTCTATTAGTAGTGGTTTTGCGATTATGGCTAATCAAACTTATGTAGTTAAGCCAATTAGAAATAATAAAGAAATATTGTTTAATTTTGCAAGATATTCCAATAAAGGATTACAAAGCGAATTATTAAAATAAATATGAGTCAAGACTTTTCATTACCTAACGTATACTTTCCAGATCAATTAGCTGACGACAATAAAAAGTTGAGCGAAGAATATGGTAGAAGTGTAGGACATGCAATACAAGGGGAGTGGTTTAGAAAAACTTCTTTAAATGGTTCTAGATTTTATACAAATAGAGATCACTTTCACAAATTAAGATTATACGCTAGAGGAGAGCAATCTGTTCAAAAGTATAAAAAAGAAATGAGTGTCAATGGTGATATTTCATATCTTAATGTTGACTGGACTCCAGTACCAATTATACCTAAGTTTGTAGATATTGTTGTTAATGGAATGTCTAATAGACAATACGAAGTTAAAGCTGAGGCTATAGATAGTATGTCTTCTATGAAAAAAGGAGCTTACAAATTTGAGCTAGAAAAAGCTATGGTTGGTAAAGAGATATTAAAGGATGCTAAGGATTTACTTGGTGTAGATATGTATCCAATACCAGAAGAAAACATGCCAGCTGACAAACAAGAATTAGATCTTCACATGGAGTTCTATAAAGATGAAGTTGAGGTTGTTGAAGAAAAAGCTATTGATAATGTTTTAAAACTAAACAACTATGATTTAATTAAAAGAAGAATAGATGAAGATGCAACTGTTTTAGGTATATCAGCTGCTAAACATTCATTCGATACTCACAATGGTATTAAGATAGAATACTGTGATCCAGCAAATATGGTTTGGTCTCCAACAGAAGATCCTACGTTTGAGGATTGCTATTATTTTGGAGAGGTAAAGAATGTAAATATAACGGAATTAAAAAAAATAAATCCTAATTTAAGTCAAGAAGATATTAAAGAGATATCAAAACTAGCTTCAAAATGGGATTCATACCAAAATATACAAGGAGGAAATTCAACTGGAGGTAACTTAAATAATAATAGCGCAACGTTGCTATTCTTTGCTTTTAAAACAGATATGAATATCGTTTACAAAAAGAAAAAGAACGGTAATGGTGGTGAAAAAGTAATTAAAAGAGACGATTCATTCCAAGGTCCTAAAACTGGAGAAGCTCAATTTGAGAAATTATCTAAAAGAATAGATGTTTGGTTTGAAGGTATATTGGTAATGGGTACTAACCACATACTTAAGTGGGAGGTTATGAAGAATATGGTTAGACCAAAATCTTCTATATCAAAAGTATATGCTCCTTACGTATTATCAGCTCCAAGAATGTATAGAGGATCTATTGATTCTTTAGTTAAAAGAATGATTCCTTTTGCTGATCAAATACAATTAACACACTTAAAATTACAACAAGTAATTTCTAGTATGAAACCTGATGGTGTTTACTTAGATATAGATGGATTAAATTCTATCAACCTAGGTAACGGTATGACTTACACGCCAGAAGAGGCTTTAAACTTATATTTCCAAACTGGTAGTGTTATCGGTAGAAGCATGACTGAAGATGGTGAATTTAATAATGGTAAAATACCAGTGCAAGAATTAACCGCTTCGGGAGCTAATGCTAAGATACAGTCTCTTATAGGAATGTACAATCAATACTTAGGTATGATTAGAGCGG